TCCAATCATTAGATAGATCTGCATCTGATATTTTGAGCTCTGTGACTAAAATTTCATTTTCTATCATATAATCACGAACACCAGAAGCACAAGCTCCTACCATATGTAGATCATCAATAGAAATTTTTCCTTTTACAGAGCTTTCCATGATTGTTCTGCTTCTGGTGAACACATTGTTACGGAAGTAATGCCATGGATTATCATTTTACCACCAGCTTTTGCGCCAATACGACACTGATCATTTGGACCATCGGAGCTAAGTCCTATGAATCCTTTAGTGATTGATGACCAGTAAATAACATTCCTTGCATTTACAACCTCAATCGATGCTTTGTTTTGAAAATCCTTTTCATCAATTTCTCCATAAAATACTCCTTTGTATTCTGTGGTGATGATTACACTAATTTTTTTCATTTTTTTGATATTGATTTGATTTATAAATTATTTCATTTCTTCATTTTTTTGTCTGAGAAAGCTACCAGGACAAAAAGTGTAATTGTAAATATGATCATGTTGCTGGGGGTTTTTAATACTGTGGTAAATCAATGGGCATATCCATTGGCCAAAAGATCAGGCTATACAATACTGCCAGTATTCCAAGCATGCCAATGGCTATGAATATCATTGCGATTCTTTCTGATTCTGGTTTATTTTCCATCTGTATTTTGTTTAAACTGCCAATGATCTAAAACCTCTTTGCTCAAACATATCTGCATACTCAGGCCAATTTTTGGCTATCAATGCGCTGTACAATGAGGTGTAGGCATCGTTTATCTTGAACTCATGTTCTCCTTTGATTTCTAAGCTCACGTCCCACCTGAGATAACCAATGATTGTTTTGATAGATACCTTTGGTATTCCTTTTTCATGAGCTCTATCTAGTTGCTCCAGGATCTTTTGTAGTATCTGTGGATTCTCTTTGTGGAAGGTGATGAAGCTGGTGTACCAAAAGTGTTTGGTGACGTGGCTGTCAATGAGCTCTTGTTTTATTTTTCTTACTGCCATATTAATTAAGATTTATTGGTATCATGTGTTCTCTTTTTTCATAGAGAAATAAAATAAATATCATGTGATCATCTTCTAGATGATGGAGAATTTCTACTTGCTCTAGTTCTTCAAATTTCTCAAGGGTTGTGGGGGATTTCCAGATGATCATAGTGTGGTTGTTGTTTTGCTTTGTTTTACAAAAAATGACGGCAAAGCCTAGCAGTCTTGGTTTAAAGACTTTGCCGTCGGGTCGTTAAATAAAAAAAGGTCTATAAAAATCAACTACTGGTTGGAGCAGTTGCGAAAGTTTCGTTTAAAGGTGCCCGTCTTTCCGGGCTGTCTCTTTCTTATCCTGCAGTAATCAGTTTAAAAATTGGCCGACACTAATTCCCATCATGTCGGCCCGTTTTCATCTTCCTGGCGTCAGGAAAACGTCTCAAACCAACTACCCTATTTTGCTTTTCAAGATCAAGACAGACTTGTGATCTATCTTGCCCTTGTCTTTCTTTTCTAAAAAATACCTCACACCATTCACTACTCTGCCCGATCTGGTCCATAGATCTATTGCAGCAGCAGAACAGCCCAATATCTCCGCAGCTTGGTCCCTTGTGATCTCCGATGGACTAACCTTGATGGATTCTTCCAGGAGCTTCTCAATTCTATCTAGCTGTGTCACATTTTCTACCATATATCATATATTTTATAATGATAGAACAAATATAATACATATAATGTATAATAACAAATAAAAATATAAGTTTTTTTTGATGTATAATTCATCTTTTTTATAAACAGGGTCTGATTTTGATTTTGTTTAAATAGTTGGTATCTTAATACTCTACCAAATGGGGCCAAACAGTGAATAAGATAGATTTATTACGTAAGTATATTGAAAAACAGGGGATTAGCTTAAACTCATTAGCAAAAAAAATGGGTACAACCCAGCCAACTTTATGGCGAAATCTTAATAAAAAGAGTAAAACCACTATTGAAAAGTTTGATGAAATTTTATTCACCCTTGGAATAAAGGAGAGTGATTTATACGAAAACTTTACCTTTGGTTTAGAGGATAGTAATACAAATGACGAATTATCCGTCACGGGTGCAAGGGAAGAAATATCTAGTTATAAATCTAAAGTAGAAAAAACCAATAACAAGGATAGAACTTTGATGGACCAAGCAGAAGCATTAAAGATGGCAAATGAGCAAATAGGTAAATTGATAGATATGAATATGAAACTTATAGAAACGATCTCAGAACTCAATAAAAAAATAGATATGAAAATGATTTTAGTTTTTTCTTTTATGATAATTTCATTTCACCTTGAAGGGCAATGTAAGAATAGACCAAAAAGCAGTAAAGGGAATGACACAGCTGTAATCGTGGGTGAAAATGTAAAAAGCAGAATTGCAAACTACTTGGTGCAAAGTGGAGCAAGCATTGACACAACCACAGCTTTCTTCTTTACTTATGATACTGGTTTTGGTTATATACTTAATGGTTCTGCAATCATAGAGGCTGACACTTGCCTATTATTTACCAATTATGACTATAATCAAAAGAAATCTGGTGTAGATATATTGAATACTTAGCACAAAGACTCAGGGAAAAGTTATCATACAAACATGCTGAATGACCAAAATGCTTCTTTCTCATGGGACTACTTCAAATGCTTATTGGTCAACATTCCAAATATAAGATTTATAAAAAGAGAAGTCCCTAAGTTCTGATCCACCACTAAATAAACAAAAGAAACAATTTAGCACCCATGGCACTACCCATATTTGCCCTATGGGTGTTTTTGATTTCTTTAAAAATAATTCGCTTGTAAAATCAAGTGCTCCGGCAAACTTTGAAGCACGTGCTCCCAAAATGGGCAGTGATGCATTTGGGGTGAATTTCCTGAGCGAAACCACAAGCGTAAAGAGTGAGCAGGGAGTAATGGCCATTGCTACGGCCTATCGCTGCATGTCTGTCGTTGCCAATACAGTTGCTATGCTGCAAGGTGACATTTACAAAGACAGGACCAAAAACAATTCCCACCAGCAATATGAACTATGGTTTAAGAAACCAAATGACCTAGTCAACGCATTCAAATTCAAAAATCAACTTACGCTCAATCTTCAAAACCTTGGCAATGGCTTTGCTGTGGCTAAAAGGGAGCGTGGAATCATTGTAGCTTATCAGATCAGGAGAAATCTTGAAACGATCATCCATGAGGGTGAGCGATACTATTTTGATCGCAAATATGATGAAGTGTACTACAATGAAGATGTGATCCATCTTGCAGACATAGGCGTCAATGAGTTTACAGGCTTGTCCAGGATCAAACAACATGCGCAGCTATTTGGTAAAACGAAAGCTGCATTGGACTATGTAAATGCTATGTACTCCAATAAGATGTTTCTCGGTGGCGCGATCCAATACCCGGAGAGTGTCACAATGACCAAAGAGAAAAGTGATGCCATCAGAGAGATGACGCAGCAAGTCTACGGAGGTATTGAAAAATCAGGAAAATTATTTACCATTGATCAAGGTGGTCAGCTCAAGCAGTTTGACAACTCCATGCCGCTTTCTGATGCAGAATACATCTTGAGTGAAAGACTTACCAATGAGGACATGTGTAGGGTCTACGGTGTGCCACCATTCAAAGTATTTGAATACAACAAGATGTCTGGTGAATCGATGGAAGCTGCCAAGATAGAATTTGCAGAATCTACGATCATGCCTATTGTGACTCAATTGGAGCAGGAGATCAATAACAAAGCATTTGTAGAGAAAAACACAACCATCAAGTTTAATCTCAAATCTCTTTTGAGAGCTGATATAAAGAGCCAAGCAGAATACTGGTCCAAGATGACTGCTATTGGCAAATACACCATCAATGAGCTCAGAGCTCTGGATGATGATGATCCTGTGGTAGGTGGTGACAAACCATTGATCCAGGCTAATAACTATTTCCCTCTTGATAGATTGGATGAATATGCTGAGGCTATGATCCAGGAGAAACTATCTAGAGCAAGGAAATTGGACGCGGATGCTGACGCGGTTGATAATCCAGCGAATCCATCAATATAAACAATTGAAACAAAAGTAGAACTGAGGTTGCAAGTTCTTTGCAATCAATGGAAAAGAACATTCTCATAGCACAGGAACGCGCATTGCTTTTGGAAAGAAGTGATGAAAATACTGATGTGTTTGTCATATCTGATGAATCGGTAGACAACCACGGTACCGCATTTGAGGTAACTGGTTGGGATCTCAGCTATTCTAAGAGAAATGGAGTGGTTACTTATGGTCACCCAGATCTTGATAGCACAGATGACACACTATACATCGGTAAAAGCGAAGTGTACATTGAAGATGGCAAGCTCAAAGCGAGAGTAGAATACAATCAAGACAACCCTAGGGCTTTGAGGATCCAGAAAGCTGTAAAGAATGGATTTATCAAGATGGCTTCCATTCGTGCTTATATCCATGATGCAAAGTGGGGTGAACCCGGTACAGATAAGGCAGATGTGTTGATCTACACAAGACAAACTCTATTTGATTGGGGTATTGTACCACATGGAAGCAATCAAAACGCCTATGCTCAAAGATCTGCTATCGCTGACAAGCTCGGCATAGCTAGGACCATCGACCCACCAACAGATACACCCACACCACTACCAACAGAAGATGAAATTGAAAAACCTGAGCCAATAGATATGTCTGAGGAAGTATCAAGAATAGGGAAAGCGATTTTAAAAATTAAGAAAATTAAAAAGTAAACGATGAAAGAGTTGGTTGAAAGACTTGATGTTGTTGGCAAAAGGCTAGAGGAGCTTGAGCCAAAGGCAGTAAATGGCACCCTTACGCCAGAAGAAAGGGCGGAAGTTGTGACGCTGTCTGATGAAGCGGACCAACTCGAAATTCAATTGAGAGCAATCGATAAATTGAAATCTCGTAAAGCTGATAAGGCTAAAGCTGCAGCTAAAGCAACACCTGAGGAAAAACTTTCTGAAAGGTTCTCTTTGTTTAAGGCTGTAAGGAGCTTGGTAGCAAACAAAGACTTTAGTGGAGCAGAAGCAGAGGTACACGCTGAGGGCTTGAAAGAAGCGAGAGCTTCACAAGTTGCCGTAGAAGGGTTTGCGCTTCCAGCATTCACAAACAGACATTTGCAAAAAAGAACTACGCTCGATGCAGCAACAGCAGCAACAGCGGCGAACTTGATTGCAACTGAGCTTTACGACATGGTCCCAGCATTGGCACCTCAATTGATGCTAAGCATGATGGGTGCACAAGTTTGGACTGGTCTTGTGGGTGATGTCGATGTACCTGCAGGTGATGGTATCTCTACTGCCACTTTCAATACTGAAACTGGTACGCTTGATGAAACCAACCCCACAACCAAATTGCTTTCTTTGAGACCTAAGAGATTGGGTGCTTGGACTGCAATGACTTTGCAAATGCTCAATCAATCTAGTATTGATTTGGAGAACTATGTCATCACTGACTTAGTAGGTGCAGAGGCAAGAAAAGTGGAAGGTGTTGCCATCCTTGGTGGTGCAACAAACGAACCTACAGGTATCTTGGGAATGTCTGGAACAAACACAGTTGCGATTGGCACAAACGGTGGTGTGATTACCAGAGCGCATTTATTGGCCATGGAATCTGCAATTGCCATCGCAAACGCTGATGATCAAACAATGGCATTCCTTACCACTCCAGGAGTGAAAGGATATTTGAAGAATTTGCTTTCTGCTGCTGCTGTTGGTCCTTTTGTTTGGACTGATGACAACACTATCATTGGTTACAATGCATACAAATCAAACCTTGTGCCTAAGACTTTGGTCAAAGGTTCTTCTGGTGCAAATTGTCATGCGGTGATCTTCGGTGATATGAGCAAATTGATCATTGGAAACTGGGGTGTAAGAGACTTGACAGTAGATAACATCACTTTGAAAAAAGCTGGTAAGATTGAAGTGGTAATGAATAGCTTCTGGGATGTTGGAGCGGTTCACCCTGCTGGATTCTCTGTTATCAAAGATGCGCTTTTAGCATAATGAAATAATTGATTGGTAAACATTGGTGGATAGGTTGGATTGTAGCGATCCAACCTATTTTTATTAATAACAAAAAGTAAATTATGTCAACTGATAAAAAAGCAGAAGTAAAAGAGGAAAAGAAATCAAAGGTTTTGGTATTCCTCAAGAACCCCACAGGGTTTAGTAATCTGGCCAACAATGCAGGAGAGCGATTGAATGTAGATCAAGTGCGATTGGATCCAGAATTGCAAAAACGACTTATTGATCAAGGCTACGCAAAATACGAGTAATGAGTATCATAGAAACCAATAGTACTGACTCACCCATCACATTGGCGCAAATGCTAGATAATTTGCGGCTGCCTTCTGGCATGGATGAAGATTTGATCAATAGGCTGATCCCTGCAGCAACTCATTATTGCGAGCTTGTGACCAATATAGCAACCAGGAATAAAACTGTGGTTGCTACTTACATTGGTCCAAACACCTTATATGATCTCAAGTATAAGGCTGCAACGGTTACCACAGTAAAGATCAATAATGTAGTCACTACAAATTTTACCACTCACTTAACTGGTAATCCTGGGTTTGTAAAAATTGAAGATACTGTTGATTCTACTGATATTGTAGATATTACTTATACTGTCACAGGTATCACGACACATGAGGCATTGAATGAATGTATCATTGCTTATGCATCGGCTTTGTACAATAACCCAGAAGGATTATCAGAAATGGATATGAGACGTATTAATTTCAGACTTAGAACAATCTCACAATAATGAGTTTCAATGGTATTTTATATAGTAGGCTGCTTACTGAGAAGATCAACCCCGGTAGATTTGATAATGTCATTGAGGTGCACGCATTTACAACCACTAAAAACGCATTGGGTGAAGATGTGAGGTCTTACACCTTGCTTGCTACACAAAGAGCCCTTGTGGGTAAGATCAGCGCATCACAGGAAACCACAGAGACACCCAACGTGAAGGCGTTGAATGATGTTGCCATTGTTATTACCTGGTACAACAGCGCATTGCTTGATACAAAGAATAAGATTGAATGGCAAGGTAAGCTATATGACATTGATGATAGTGCTGAGGTGTATGGTAGGAAGCGATTTGTGAGGCTAAAGATCATGCATCCCGTATAGTTCCCAAAACATTGGCAAAAAAACTGGAATTTGAAACCAAAAAAAATCCAAAAAAGTTAGGAAATGGCAAATAGGGTAAAAATTGAGATCAGAGATCAGAGATATAAAAAGGACATTGACAAGCTATTGAATTTGTTTAAAACTTCCGAGAGAAAGAAGATACTCAGGATTGCAGCAAGGCCACTGGTAAAAGCCATGCAAAAGACCACTGAGTTTGATGACTATACAGGTGAAGCACGTAAGCAAATAAAGTCCATGACATTTGCTAGGTCTGAGAGTTACTTTGTTGGTCCCAAAAAAGGTGAGTTTATATCTAAGCGTAAGCGCAATGGTGAGTATAAGAAATACCATCCATTTTACTTGTATTTTATTGAGTATGGATTTACCAATGCACGAACAGGTAAATACCATGCTCCAACCAACTTCATACAAAAGGCTGTGAACTCGAGCAAGCCAGAAGTATTATCAAAGATTACGGAATTGGTTGAAAACAAACTCAGGCCTTTCACGAAATAATTCATTTTTATTTTTGCGGTGTTTATGCTGTTGCCCCCAGTGATTGTTTATTAATTAATGACATCACAAATATAAGACAATAGCACAATCA